GTCATGCGCGCGCCAACAGGGAAAGTCAGTTGCGCTTCGAGCTCTGTCTGGCTGGTGGCTGACCGAGATGCCGAAGATCCGAGGAGAGAAACAAACCGTGCTTTTGATGGCACACCGACTCGACTCTGCAGCACAGATCTATGAGGAAATTGCTGACATCCTCGAGCAATACTTCGGGGCAAAACTTACGCGCTCATATGGTCGTCTAGCTGCAAAACTCCCAGACGGATCCAAGCTTCTAGTCCGATCAGCGAAGCCGAACGCAGCACACGGTCTGTCCGTGGATCTAGCGCTGGTGGACGAAGTATGGGGAATTGACGAAGAAGTGATTGATGGTGGTATCACGCCAACTATGCGCGCAAGACGCTTCCCTCTTCTGAGCATGTGGTCCACAGCTGGCACAGAAGAATCCAAGGTCATGATGCGCTACCGGGAGATGGGTCTTCGTCTGATTGACACACATCAGCCAACCAACTTCCACTTCCGTGAATGGTCTCCACCACCAGATCTTGATCCGATGGATCCTGTCGCGTGGGCATATGCGAACCCTGCTCTTGGCAAGACGCTTGAGATGTCCACGATTGAGTCAGAGGCACAGCTCCCCGACCGCGCATCATTCCTACGCTCAAGCGTGAACCTATGGATCGCGACCGATCGGTCATGGCTCCCCCAAGGTCTTTGGTCCCAGCTTGTCACTTCTGAGCCACTTCCAGCTGGGGGAGTGGTCGCGGTGGAAGTTGATTTCAACGACTCGCATTACTACGCCACCAGATCGGTATTATTGCCGGACGGTCGGATCGGGGTCACGGTCGCGTTCACTTGTGACACACAGACACAGCTCTGGGATCACATCGCCAAGCTTGCCAAAGATCCGAGCATCCAGTTCGCGCTCACACCAACGATTGATCTTCAATGCCCACCATCCATCGAGCGTCGGCGTGTCGTTGTTGGCTATGCGGAGATTTTGAAGTGGACTCCAGCAGTCCAAGGATTGATCCGTGAACGACAAATTGTGCATACAGGAGAAATGGCATTAGCAGAGCATGTCGTGCGCGCTGTCTCGGTTCGGACACAAGGATCTATCGCTGTGAGCTCTCAGCGTTCGCCCGGACCGATTGAACTTTGCAGGACAATGATCTTCTCAAGCGCAATCGTTGCTGGCAATAAGCACAGTCGAGGGAAGCCACAGCTCGTCGTCGTCGCGAACTAAGATCGGCGCGGAGTCGTGTGTCGAGCCTTTCGTCGGAGAAGTCCCTGATGCGCGACTCCACCAAAAGCCGACCCATCTATGGAAGAGTAAAGACATGGCAATATTTTTGCGCAAAGTGAACAAAGCAGCGATTTCACCACAGCCTGCAAAAGCAGCTGCTGCTGGTGCGAACAGTTACGCCAACATGAACTCGAGCGTCAATGTGTTCAATCAGTATTATTCGTGGCGCGAAGGTGAAGCGCGTAATCAGCTGATGACCATCCCAGCGGTGTCTCGCTGTCGCGATCTCATGGCTTCCGTGATTTCTTGCATGCCGTTGCGCATGTACAACATGGTCTGGAATGGCGAACGCATGGAAAAGGTTTACCTTGCTCCGCGATCATGGTTACGCCAACCAGATCCACAAAATACCTATGCCCATTTCATGTCGTGGGTTTTTGATGACCTCTACATGTATGGCAGGAGCATCGTCCACATCACAAGCAGGACAAGCGATGGCTATCCTGCGTCCTTTCAACGGCTACCAGTCGGATCAATCACCAGCACCGATCAAACCGGTCCCGTCTGGTTCGCACCAAGTAATCAAATCTATTTCAACGGTGTAGAGCTAGATCCACAAGATCTTCTGCAAATATTGTCACCAACAACCGGCTTGATCTATACCAGCGTCTCAGCTGTAGAAACCGCGCTCAAAGTAGAAGCAGCGCGCAATAGGAACGCAAGTTCATCAATCCCTGCTGGCATTCTCAAGCAGACTGGCGGAGAACCGCTTAGCGCACAAGAGCTGGCAGATCTTGCAGCATCTTTCAACGCTGCTCGAGCAACAAATCAGACTGCAGCGCTCAATGAGTTTCTTTCGTATGAAGCAACCACGATGAGCCCAGATAAAATGCTTCTTATTGAATCCGCTAACTATTCTGCGTTGGAAATGGCGCGTCTTGGAAATGTTCCGCCATATTTGGTCGGAGTGAGCACAGGCTCCTACAGCTACCAATCATCACAGCAAGCACGAGCAGACCTGTACATTTTCGGCGTAAAACTTTATGCAGAAGCAATTGCAGAAGCGTTCTCGCTCAATTCCATACTCCCGAACGGGACTTATGTAGAATACGACGCAGAAGGATACTTAGAAGAGAACTACATGGCTGATCGTGAAGACGAACCAGCAGAAGAAAACACTCAGGAAAGATTGGCGAACCGATGATCAAACTCATTGCAGGAGATTTCACACTCGACGCAGCTGCAGGCGACACACCACGCCGAACCATCTCAGGAACCGCAGTTCCATACAATGTGCCAGCAACCGTCAGCGACGGAACACAGGTCATTTTCAAGCCGGGCTCATTGCCAGTAGAAGGCAAAGCACCCCGTCTGTTTATGTACCATCAGGCAGATATGCCGGTCGGCGTAGTCATGGAACGAGTATCCACGGATGAAGCAATGCTTTTTACAGCCAAAATCAGCGCAACCACGCTCGGCAACGATGCACTCGTTATGGCTCAAGATGGCACAATTGATCAAGTTTCGGTCGGCGTAAACCCGACAAAATTCTCCTACGACGACAACGGAACCATGGTTATCGAAGCTGCCGACTGGATGGAGCTATCGCTCGTCCCGATCGGCGCATTTGGCGACATGGCAAATATCGCAAAAGTCGCTGCGAGTATCCACCAACCAGAAGAAGAAGTAAGCAATAATCAAGAAGTAATCCCAGAACAGGAGCAACCAATGTCAGAAGAAACCGCACCAGCAGTCGAGGCAACAATCCCAACTGCACCAATTTTTGCACAAGCCAAAAAGCAACTCGCACTGCCATCAGCAGGCGAATACATGGCTGCATATCACATCGGTGGAGACACCTTTGCAAACATCAACAAAGCAATCGCAGAGATCAGCGCATCACAGCGCACACCTTTGCAAGCTGCAGCTGGTGATGTTCTTACCACCGACACGCCGGGTCTGCTCCCAGTTCCGGTGCTCGGATTATTGGTGCAGGATCTGAACTTTTTGCGCCCTGTGATCGAAGCCGTAGGAGCTCGCGCATATCCAGATGGTGGACAGTCCAAAACTTTCATTCGTCCAACCATCACGACGCACACCAGCGTTGCAGCACAAGCAAATGAACTCGGTGCAGCATCGGCAACCACAATGGTGATCGCATCTAACTCAGTAAGCAAGACCACGCTCGCAGGACAAGTAACGCTGTCAGTACAAGACATCGATTTTACTTCGCCAGCAGCAATGGGACTAATCCTCAATGACCTCATGGGCGAAGCAATGATTGCCAGCGATAATCTCGCAGCAGATAACTTGCTCACCGCTGCAACATCATCGGGCGTATGGGACGGAACGCCAGAAGATCTGCTGAAGTCAGTTTATGACGCAGCAAACGATGTGGCTTCTGGTCGCAACTGGATGCCAACTCACATGTTCGTGTCAGTAGATGTGTGGGCACAACTCGGACAGCTCGTAGATTCAAGCAAGCGTCCACTATTCCCATTCATCGGAGCAGGTCTCACCGGACAAAACGCACTCGGCGCATCAAGCGCAGGATCATGGAACGGAACCCCAATGGGTCTCCAGCTTGTAGTGGACAGCAACTTCGCTGCAAAGACCATGATCATCACTCGAGTCGGTCAAGGTCAAGGCGATGCTTACGAGTACTACGAGAGCATTCGCGGTTTGATGTCAGTTGAGGTACCGTCAGTTCTTGGAAGGACCATGAGCTACCACCTCTACGCTTCAACCTTCGCCGCTATTCCGGGAATGATCCGCAAGATCACACAGGCTTAGTCGAGAGCGGAGCATCCGCTCATGGCAACATACAGCGTCACTCACAAGTATCTGCTGGATAACTACGCCGTACTGCAACTCCTGACCCCCAGCGAGATTGCAGTCGGCGAGTCCATCACAGTCGCATCAGTAGATGCAACATTCAATGGCACTTATGTTTGCAGGGCGCTGCCCCAGTACTTGTACACAGGCACAGACGATCAAGGCGATCTGCTGTACGACTTCAATGTTCCGATCCAAAATCAAGTTTTGTATGCCAAAACGGCGAGCGATGTAGATCGTGTCGCAGCGTCTGGCACGGTCACATACACACAGACCTGCACATGGATCACTCAACAAAATGTGCTCGACTGGCTCGGCATCTCAGTTGCCACAGCTGGCGATCAGGCTTTCGTGACAACTTGTGCAGCTGCAGCAAATATCTTCTGCTATCGCAGACGACAAGAAGCTGGGTACATTGACTCGCTGACCACAGTGCCATCGCAAGATGTCTATTTGGGAACTGTCATGTATGCAGGAATGTTGTACAAGAGCCGTGGGACCGTGGATGTTTTTAGTTCATATCAGGACATGGGTCAGACTCCCGTGGCTGGAATGAATGGTCAGATCAAACAACTTCTCGGCATTGATCGTCCAGCTTGCGCATGAGCGTTTCTAACTACACCGATCTATTCAACAATGCGATGAGCGCATTGGGAACGAAACTGGCAACCGCGACTGGCTTGCAAGTGGTCACGGATCCGCGCAACTTGCGACCACCGTGCGTCTTCATCTCGGCACCATCATTCACAATGTGGAACTACAACATCGCCAAAATAACCTTTCCCGTCCAGATCATCTCAATGGGTCCGGGAAACGCTGACGCATTGGGTAACATCTTGAATATGGCTGCAGCTGTAATGACCGCAAATGTCGGAGCCACTTCAGGTTCCCCGACCAGCGTCGATGTCGGTGGCGTAGTCCTTCCGGCATACGAGATGATGATCGAAGTTCAGGCGCAAACATCATGAGCTATCTAATTGCGTCTGAGAAGCTTGGCAAGATTGGTGAGCTGTATCAACCGAAGGTTGGAATCAATGTCGGCGCGCTTTTGGCTGGTGGCTTCATCGTCGAGCAAGAGGTATCAACCACAGAAGAAGAAAAACCTGCTAAAACTAAACCTAAGAAAGCATCCAAGGAGTAACCATGGCAACTAGCACTTATCTCTCATCACCAGTCGTGACCGTGAACAGCGTTGATCTCAGCGATCAATGCACCGGTGCAACCGTGAACATCAACTACGACCAACTTGAAGCGACTTCCTTCGGAGATTCTTCAAGGAAGTATGTCTCGGGCCTCGGCAGTCACTCAGTCACGCTCGACTTCTACGCAAGCTTTGCAGCGACCGAAACTTGGGCAACACTCAAGAGCCTTGTCGGAACTTCCACCAATGTGATCGTGAAGCCAACGGTCGGAGCAGACTCAGCAACCAATCCGGGTCTGACCTTCACTGGAACCTTCTTGGCAGCTCTGCCAGTAGTCACATCTTTGGGTGCTCTCGGAACCATCTCCGTGACATTCAACGGTGGTGTCTATACATCTGACGAAAGCTAATAACTGACCGCGCACCGGTCCGACACGAAAGCGAGAAGAAATGAAGCTGCACCTAAAGGTGACAGAAGAAGGCAAAGACCCATACGAAGTGACAACTAATCTCGTCACATTGGTTGCATGGGAACGCAGGTTCAAGCGCAAAGCGTCAGACATGGCGAACGGTATCGGTGTCGAGGATCTCGCGTTCTTAGCGTGGGAAGCATCCAAACAAGCGAAAATCGTTGTGCCGGGAGAGTTTGACAAGTTCATTGCAAAGCTCGATGCCGTTGAGGTGGTTGCTGAGGAAATTGAAAACCCTATCCTCGCGGAACTCACCGAAGGCTCCTAGCAGAATTGCTAGTTGCTCTTTCGTGGGCTCCGCGCTTTTACGAGGAAGAGTTTGACACTGCCGACCTGCTCACTGTCACTACTGTGTTAGAGGAAAGAAACAGGAAGTGACAACATGGCAATCGAAGTCAGCACAGAGATACGAGGAATCAAAGAAGACCTCAAGCTGCTGAATCGTCTTGCCCCAGATCTTCGTCGCGAAATCACCAAAGATTACAAGCGTCTCATGGAACCAACCTTGAACGACGCTCGAGCCAATATCCCCAACGGCATCGGCGTGACTGTTATGCGTGGCTTCGGTCGCAAATGGCGACACATCATGCCGTGGGACAAGGCAATTGCGAATCGTGGCGTAAGCGTAAAAATTGACACTCGACGCGCCCGAAAAAAGAATCTAATCAACGGCGCACAATACGAAACTCTGAGCGCTTTTATTGTGCAGCAAAAGAACCCTGCAGGAATCGTGTTTGATATCGCTGGCCGTGGTGGTAAATCCACATCAACTCAAAAGCGCAAAGGCATAACTTACGATTGGACGAACACGCTGATTGAAAACCTTGCTGCAACATTCCCTGAAAACCCTTCGAGAACGATGTATCCAGCAGTAGAAAAAAATCAAGACAACATCAACAGCGCTGTGGAACAGATCACGAGATCAGTCGAGGACAACATCACTAAAGCAATCGCGAGAAGTGGACAGATCTAATGGCAATTCGCATTCCCATCATCACCGATTTTGACGGCAAAGGTATTGAGCGAAGCATCAAAGCGTTCAAGGAACTTGAAACCAACGGTGAAAAAGCCACATTCTTGCTCAAGAAATCTTTTCTGCCAGCCACAGCTGCGATCGGCGCGTTCGCTGTCGCTGGTGGCAAAGCAGTGTCAATGGCATCAGACCTTGCCGAAACACAAAACAAAGTCGGAGTAATCTTCGGATCATCAGCCAAGAGCATTCAGAACTTTGCCAACAATGCAAATAAAGCTCTCGGACAAACACAAAACGAAGCACTAACAGCTGCATCAACTTTCGGCACATTCGGAAAAGCAGCCGGGCTAGCTGGCGACGACCTAGCAACATTCTCAACAGACTTCGTGACACTGGCATCTGATCTCGCTTCGTTCAATAACAGCACGCCAGAAGAAGCGACACTCGCGCTCGGTGCAGCTCTTCGAGGTGAAGCAGAACCACTGAGACGCTTTGGTGTGTTGCTTGACGATGCCACGCTCAAAGCCAAAGCCACAGAAATGGGCATCTACAAAGGCAGCGGAGCACTTACTGCACAACAGAAAATCCTTGCAGCACAGAAAGCAATCCTCGAGCAGACAACAGACGCGCAAGGAGACTTCGCTCGTACAAGCGACGGTCTAGCCAACCAGCAACGCATACTTAGAGCAACACTCGAAGACACGGCAACAAAGATCGGAATGGCGCTTCTTCCAGCTGTGCAGGCTGTATTGCCGTTCCTCACAAAGTTCGCTGAATGGGCTAGCAAAAACACACCAGTGATCCTCGGCGTGTCTGTCGTCATCGCAGCTATCGCGACAGCAATCGTGGCAACCAACATCGCGCTCGCTGCATGGAAAGCAGTCAGCCTGATCACCATCGGCATCAACTATGCACTAGCAGCATCATTCACAGCTGTTCAGATCGCGACCGGTATAGGCATCGCAACTGTCATCGCTGGAGTTGCAGCCTTTGCTCTATACAAGCGTCAGATGGACGGAATGAAAGACAGCCTTGGCGCATTCAACACAGAATCGTCAAGATCAAATCAGCAACTTATTCGCATGGCTGATAGTGGCAAGCTAGCCACGACTGGTCTCGAAGGTCTTGAGACT